TTCATCAATCTGTTCTTGTCCACCCTTAATAGGTTCTGGTTTGATGATATCAACGAACTCATATTCAGTTGCCTGAAAATCATTTCTCCAATCAGAATACTCTACAGACTCTGACTTATTTCCCCAGTTAGCAGCACCAACTTTACGACACTTTACAAGTGCTCCAGAAGCATATGCAGAAGGCCAAACACTATATCTACTCTTGACCTTCTTGTAACAGGCATCTTTCTCACCTGCCTTTTCTACTACAGTTTCTTCAGTCTTCACGTTGATTGCCTTCCCTTTTCTATCTGGATTTGGATCTTGACGTTGCTTTCTATTAAATGCTTTTTTCTCTTCTTTATCATCTAAATTTGCGGCCATTTTGCTGGATCCGCATTTTGGTTTTGTGGTTTGTCCTGGTTGTTTGGCACAGGGTTTTCCGGCATATTTACCACCCAATTGAACCCAACCAGGCTTGCCATCACTAGACCTACTCTTGCCAAACCAGTCACGCAAAGAACTATCACCACTTTTCGATTCACTTACTCCTCCACCATTTCCATTACCACCATTTCCATTACCGTTAGTGTTTTCTCCATTTTCACCATTTTCTCCGGAGTCTTCTCCGTTTTCTTTACGGAGATATCCACTAGATGCCACACGATATCCCAATGGAATTCGTTTACATTTTTTGTCTGTATAACAATAATAGTATCCTTGCCTACATTTTTTCATCAATGAAAAGTAGTTTATTCTTTATTATTTAGAAAACCTTGCTTAAGCATTTTTTGGAGTTCTGATGTAGAACCAACAAAGACTGCATTATTAGTAACATTGTTTGTGGTCTTCTTAGTTTCGTCTTCTACATCCTTAAGTTTCTTCTGTAAGTCAATTAACTTATCAGTAGTATCAGCAACACTCTTAATCAACTGCCCTGCGACCTCATATGCCCTTGGACTGCCTCCTTCCCCTGCTACCTCCATAATGCCATTGATTGCCTCCTGACCCTTCTCTATGAGGGAGTAGAGGTTCGCACGACTATAGACATAATCCTTCTCTATATCATCATCCTTCGATTTTATAATCTCAGGTTTTTTGATTGGTTTTACATCAACAATATCACTCTCAGTATTAAGAGCTTTGTCAATAGATTCGTATTTTTCTTTCATAATTCATCAAACATCATTTTGTCTAGTTGGACTATAATCTCTAGAATCTCCCAAAAGTTGCCAATCTTCAGTAAATCCAAAATCATCATCTGGTTCTGCATTTATTGGATCGGGGACAACAGTATATCTCATTTCACGTTTTGCGGTCTTTGTATTAGTGTCACTATAAACATCTGCCTGAACTTTACGAATGAGTCCATCAGATGTATCGGCAATAGGACCAAACAGATATGTTTTTGCAGTAAATCTCAGAGTATGAATAATTGCTCTTCTTGTTTGAAAAGATCCTTCATAATCATCTTGAAAATCTATGCTATCCAAGATAATAGGAATATCTCTCTTCTCTCCAATTGAACTTACTAAATCGACAGTAAGATTAAATGAAGGTTGAAAAAATGGCAAAATTTGTTCAATAATTTGAAGAGAATCATCATTTAGTTTACTAAAAATATTCAACTCAAATGTAATATTATAAGGAATTGGCATGAAAACTTTTTTCATGTTAGTTCCATCTACTGCTTTGAAGGTTTGAGTTATACCAGTTTTTCTTGTAGAATCATATTGCATTCCTGTCATTTCAAATGACATTCTGGGTAATGTTAATGCTATAGATTTATCTAAATCTGATTGTTCCTGTATTTTTGTCAGAAACTTTTGCATAGGACCATAAGAAAGACCTACTTTGGTTTCGTCCAAAACAGTTCCATCATTCTTTAAATGCCTAATATTGATGTTATTGAAGAGAGTTCCAAATCCAATAATAGTCTTTCTTAAAATTTCGTGATAAAAATAAGTTCCTAACATTTATCAAATTTCTCCAAATGGATTAGTTTCTGTGAAGTCTAAGATATTGTCCGCTTCTAGTTCAAATTCTTCATTTTGATCATATGTATCATCTTTACTATCCAAATCATGTGATTTGACAACGTACTCTGCAGAAGAAGTAGAACCGACGATTATCTCACCAGCACTAAATTTACCACTATTTATTGCTACATCAAGAATGATTGGTGGATTATTCGCATCTAAGGAAGTATCTCTCTTAAAGTTTTTAACAATTGCTTTAGTTCCCGAAGTTTGTCCTGTAACTTCTTCGTTATATACAAAAGTTCCTACACCAACTGTAGAGAATCCCGCAAAAGTAACTGTTGGTGCTTCTGTATATCCAAGACCGGGATTAATAATTCTAAGAGTCGATATTTTATTTCCATCCACTGTAGCAACTGCTGTTGCAGTTACTCCAGATCCTATTGGTCCAGATATTGTAACTATCGGTGCCACAGGATATCCAAGACCGGCATTTGTAATTACTAAAGTTGAGACACTAAACTCAGTTCCTCCAATAGAACAAGTTGCAGCTGCTCCAGTTCCACCACCACCAGAAAATGTGATTGTTGGTGGAGTAATATATCCAGATCCACCATTTGTAATTTCAAGTCTTTTTATCGATTGAACATTTGCAATACTAGTGGTTATGGCAACAGCTGTTGCTCTAATTCCACCAGATGGTGGTTCTGAAAAAGTCACCGTTGGGATAGAAGTGTATCCACTTCCATCATTATTTAAAAATATCTGACTTATAGCGTTAGTAGTAATTCCTGCTACTGCTGTAGCAGTAGCTGCTAAACCAACTAAAGATAATGTTGTAATATATCCTTCATCTTCAACTGTATTATCTACTTCATCAATAAAAGTATTAATCTGTTCATTTTCATATTCATAAAGTTCACAACTCAAATCATAAACATAATTTTTTCCTAATTGATAGAAAGGTTTTTCATGTTCAACTTTTTTTATTTCAAACAATCTTTCTCCGAGAGGAAAATAAATTAAATCACCTTCTTTTGGTCTGGTTATTAAATCACCAAAATCATAACCAGTGATTATATTATCTCTAATACCAGAAGAAATGCCTTCTAAAAACGGTGCAATAAATTCCTCATATCTTTCTCTTGAAATTGTTAAACTTATTTCGTTTTTCAATCTAAGACCGAATTTTGTCATAATATCACTATCAGGAGCATATCCTTCATAGTTGTTCAAATATGCTTCTATGAGAAAACTATCATCAAACTTTGATGATTGGACTTCTCCCAAAATATCATCGGTGGTAATTAATTTTCTTGGTATATAATATACTTCTATTCCAAAAATTTTTAATTGCTCATTTATTAAATCCTGAACAAGATATTGTTCATTAGTGGATCCTTGTAGAAAAAATGGATTTAATGACATAATTATTATCCAATAAAATCAAATGGTGGAACTTCATATTCTGAAGACATTCTTTGCTTTATATCATCTAATTCTCTTTGCCCATCTTCAAAATATTGCCTACCATTCAATTCAATACCACCAGGAAGTCTAGTTCCACTATATTTCATCATGTTTATCCCCCACTGTCTTTTAATTAAAGCAGTTAAGTATCTTTTAACAAAACTGTCATTATAAACTTGAGAAAAACTTTCAGGATCAAGTGCTCTATAACATTCAAGAACAAGGTAAGTATCCTTAGTTTGCGCTTTCCAATCAATATCTAAATATAATCTATCTTGCCTCTTATTAAATCTCACCTGTTTTTCTGTCGTTAGTAAAAAATCAATATCTTCCAGATAGGATTTGGTCATTGCATATGTCAATAAATCAACTGAATTGAAATAATAAAGATCATTTAAAAACAATTGATATTTAATACTAAACATTCCTCCGGAGATTGTGCTAGTATCAAACTTAAATATTTTTTCGACTCCTATAACAGAATTTGGAACTTGAATGTAATTTGAAGTCTCATAAAAATTAAATGTTGTTGTTCCAAAACCAACAACATTTGTAGTTCCAGTTGTTGTTACAATACCTACCCCATCTGTTCCCTTTGCCCTTCCCCTATTAATATCATCTTCAGTAATTTTGTACTTAAGATACATTTTCTCAACACCATCATAATGTCTCTCATTAAAATATTGAAGAGTATCATCAACTAAGTCATCTACTTGCTCATCAGCAACATTTATCTCAAGAACTGGAGCTCCGAGTTGTCTTAAGCAATAATCAACAAGTTCTTGTCTAGTATTAGGTTTTGCCATCAGTAAGATCCTCCATCAATTACCGAAGTCCAAGTAGGAATTCCTACATTGTTAGTTGTTAATACGAAATAACTTTCGGTTAATGCATTTTCCGTACTGGCAGCACCAATTAGTTTTCCAGTATTATCAAAATAAGCAATTCCATTTGGTCCATCATAATCGTTAGCATCATAATATAAACCTTCAGTAACACTTGCAAATCCGGTAATTATTACATTACCTTCAATATCAATATTACTATTAAAATCTAAATTTCCATTAAAAGTAGATATCCCAGAAACAAATAAATTGGTTGTAGTTACAAGACCAGAAAATTTCCCGTCTCTCCATCTTTGTGTTGTAATACCAATATCAAAAGTATTATCGACATTTGGAACCAAATTAGA